CCTTTAGTGTGTCCAGTGACTGCTACTTTTGTCATTTGATTTCAGGGAATAATCTTTCTATGGTTGATTGGTCCATTCCGTTGACTTGATGTATTTTTGATGCACCCACAACATAGTACCTTAAATTTTCTGGATCACAACCTTTGACATAAAGTCCACCTTTGGGTGATTTTGCAGAGTCTTCGAACAGTATATCTTTTTTAAGTATCACCGGAGAACCGCCTAGTCCTATGGATTGCACTGTTGCATTTATCATTGAGTTCTTTTTGATATAATCATGGTTGATCATATATTCTATTATTGACGCTTTCATTTATTCTCCTATTTTAAATTCATCTTTTTCTTTGTCGAAACTTATTGTAAGGTTAGTGTTTTTAACTGACTCAAACAAAATTTTCTTAGACAAAGGAAGTTTGATTCGTTTGTTTATTACTCTTTGAAGAGGTCTTGCACCCATCTTGTCGTCAAAGCCTTCTTCGATCAATTGTTGTTTTGCGGTCTCATCTAGTCTTAGTCCTATGCCTTTGTCTGCCATCTGACCGGATAATTGTTTTACGAACTTATCAACTATATTGATCATCACAGTTTTTTCTAATGGTTTGAATCTCAGCACAGCATCTAGTCTGTTTCTAAATTCAGGAGCAAAGAAATTATTGATATCTGCTTCACCGTCGTGGGTCTTACTATCCATGAAACCCAATGTGTTCGCCTGCATATCTTCTGCACCCAAGTTTGATGTCATCAACAACACGCTGTTACTTAGATTAACTTTTTTACCGTGTGAAGAAGTAATCACTGCATCGTCCATTGCCTGTAGAAGTATAGTCATTACATCTCTGTGTGCTTTCTCAACCTCGTCGAACAAGATCACTGCGTTTGGATGTTTTTCCAACTCGTTGATTAACTGTCCAGCATCATCGTCATAGCCAACGTATCCAGGGGGAGCACCAATTAGTTTTGCAACCGAATGTTTCTCTTGATATTCAGACATATCAAATTTTATCAGTGGAACATTCATTCCATCTGCTAATTTTCTTGCTGTTTCAGTCTTACCACATCCTGTTGGACCTGTGCATAGAAAAGAACCAATTGGTTTGTTTTCTTGTTTCAGTCCTGCTTGAGCAACCAACACTGTGTCTACCAACTTGTCTATAACTTCATCCTGACCAAAAACTTCTTTTTTGATGATATTAGATAGATTTTCTATAGACTCTGTTTTTGTCTGCACAATTGATTCAAATTTAATACCTGAAATTTTTGAAACTTGCTCTTGTATATCCTTTAATTCTACGTCTTTGAAGGCATCGAATATTTTTGCTTTAGCACAGGCTCTATCTAAAACATCTATAGATTTATCAGGCAGTTGCCTGTCAGTTATATACTTCATAGAAAGATCTACTGATGATTCTATGGCAGAATCTGTAATTTTTACCTTGTGATAGTCTTCAAACTGTGTTTTTAACCCACTCATAATCTGTTTGGCGTGTTCTATGCTAGGTTCTTCTATGTTAACTTTTGCGAATCTACGCATCAATGCACGATCCTTTTCGAAATGCTTTCTATATTCTTCCCAAGTGGTTGATGCAATTACTTTAAGATCGCCTCTAGCAAGATGTGGTTTCAATAGGTTTGCAAGATCAACACCTCCTTGTCCACTGGATCCGGCGCCGTGCATCATATGTGCTTCGTCTATAAACATTATGGCTTTGTTGTTTTTCTCTAATATACCTAACAACACTTTGAGCCTTTCTTCAAAGTCACCTCTATATTTAGAACCAGCAATCAAAGAACCAACGTCTACAGAATAAATGATATGATCTTTAATAACTTCTGGAACTTGATTGTTCACTATCATATGTGCGAGTCCTTCGGCAACCGCTGTTTTACCTACTCCAGGGTCACCAATCATAATTACATTGTTTTTGATTTTCCTACCCAGCACCAAAGTGATTTCATCTACAACATCTTGTCTTCCAATACAAGTAAATGTCTTGTTTTCTTTCGCTTGTTCGTTGAGGTTAACTGTGTATTGTTTTAATATTTTTGATGCTTGTTTACTGCTTACTTGCACCGTTTCTTCTTGCATAGAATTGGCTTCTTGCATAAAGTCTACGACCGTCTTTTTGTCTACTCCATTTTTTTCAAAGAAGAATAATGCGTGACTTTCTTTTTCGGCAAACATACTGTTTAGTAAATGCACACCCGTTACAATTTCGTGACCTGAAAATATAGCCTGTGTGAATGCACGATTGACCATTCTATCAATGGACTGTGTTCTTTTGGGAATCTCTACCGTGTTCACTTTGATCTCGTTCAATTTTGTTTCGATGTAATGTGTAAGGTCAGCAATCAGATCGGGATACTTGATGGTCTTTTTGCTCTTCAATAATTCGGCCACATCGGGTTGAGTGGTCAGCACCAGTGCTATGTGTTCGAGTGTGATGTATTCGTGATTATTTTCCCTGGCTACTTTCACCGCCTCATCGAATATGGTTTTTAAATGTTCATCTGGTTCTATCATTTATTTTCCTCTGCTTATTTTTTGCCCTTTCATATTTAAACTTACTTACATGGTCAATAAAAAGTTTACCATCAAGATGATCTATCTCGTGTTGTATACATTTTGCCCATATGTTCGTGAATCTGTCAACTGTTTTATTTAAATTTTCATCATACCATTCGCAAACCACCCATTCTGGTCTACTAACAGTCATAAAAAGATTAGGAAAGGACAAACATCCTTCTTCGGTCAACGTATCGGTTTTGCTGTATTCGATAATCTTAGGATTGATGAAGGTTTTTTTGTCACGCATAGTAAACATTCTCAGTCCTATCGAAACTTGGTTTGCAGAAAGTCCTAAACCGTCCGCTTTTTCCATTGTCGTATGCATAAGGTTACTGATCTTATCCCATTCAAGGTCCTGTTTTAGATCGGACTCCGGAATCACTTGCCTCAGTGCCTCGTGTGGATGCAGATTTATTTTAAGAATATGTGTTTGAGATTTCTCTGATTGCATTTATATCTTCCTCTTTTAAGTCTGTAGGAACACTAACATTGATCCTGACAAAATAGTCGCCAACTCTGTTTGCGTATTCCATTCCGTATCCAGTCATTCTCATCACAGTACCGGGTTGTGTGCCCGGGGATACTTTCAATTTGATTATTTTCCCATCTATTGTTTTGACTTCCTTGCTTGTGCCAGTTATTGCCTCGAAACAATTTACCGAGATCTCTGTGTGCAGATCCAACTTCGTTCTTGCTATAAAAGGATGTCTTTTCACAAATATTTTTATCATCAAATCCCCTGGGGGTGCTTCGGAAACATTGTTCATCCCCAAACCCTTGAACCTCACAGTCTGTCCACTGTCTATACCTTTTGGAATGTTGATCTCTATATCTTTTTTGATTTGGTCTATATGCACAGTCTTTTTGATACCATTGTATGCTTCCTCGAGTGTGATCTCTAATGACAGTTGTAAATTTTTATTTTGTGGTTTTCTTCTATATGGCCTTTTTGTCCTACCAAACGGGTCATCGCCGAAAAATTGGTTAAAAATATCGTGCATATCAAAATTTTCATTCTGATTAAAACTAAATGAAAACCCATCTCCACCAAACCGTTTAGATTGTTCGTACTTTTGTCTCTTTTCAGCAGTCTTAATTTTATCGTATGCTTCGTTGATTTCCTTGAATTTGGACTCATCTCCTCCTCTGTCGGGATGGTATTTTACGGCTAATTTCCTAAATGCATTTTTGATATCTTGGTCAGATGCAGAAGGAGAAACGCCAAGAGTCGAGTATGGGTCTGACATAGTCATATTATATAATATAATGATTATTTGTCAAATGACAAGGGATTTACTTTTATTTCTTTTTCGAAGACGAGCCAGTGTATAAACCAAACCAGGCCGCACCAGCACCGACTACGATACTGATCAATCCTGATTGTTCCATAGTTGGATCGGGGAGATTCATATACCATATGACACATTTGTATAGAAGAATGATATATGTTGTGATGAAAATCCTTGGAAATATTCTCCAACTATCAACAGCACGGGCCATATGGATGATTTTCACATATGGGTTAGGCCCTAGATCTTTTACAGATGTATCTACTTCTAGTTCTACGGTCACCTTTTTGGATGCAGTTTTGCCATCTGCAGGTGTAACCAATTTGTCTTCTTTTACTATTTCCTTTTCCTTAGATTCTTTTTTGGATTTTTTCTCATCCATATCTTCCGGAATATCGTCAAATACATCAAATTCGTCTGCCATTTTTATCCCTTTTTACAAATACGCCAAATAGAATATGCAACTCCGCAGTATGCAAGAATTTTTGCCAGTCCACCGAATGCAATTATTAATAAACAAGCCAATAACAAGCCAGCACCGTGTTGCGTAGATTCTTCTTTAATTCTTTCTTTGATCCAGTTTAACATCACTGTTCTCCTTTTGGTTTTTACTCAACTATTTATGCGATAGCTATCGACAGTGTTTTCCCATTTCTGTTTGATATGTGGGTGGGTGCTATATGTATATTCATAGCAGGCTTTGTAGAATGTCTGTATGGTTTCAATTTCTTGATCAGTGAAATTTAATTGAACAGATTGGTTTCTATTCACTATGTGATTTGGATCGAACAGGTCGATTGGTAGGTCCAAGAAGCTAGACAACTTTTGCAACGATTGTGGATCGAACAATTCTTCATAAAAAGTTTCGAAATATTCCTTTGTTGAAAACACACTCTGTAGTTTTCTGGTAGTATCTTCATAAGGACATCCTTCCACAGGCAAATGATATGATTCCACCACATTTTTTTTAATTTCTTCGCTGTCAAAATTGCCTATCTCTGTAGGTGCAAATGTTTCCCATCTCATATGGCCTAGTCTTTTGGAGACCAAATTTGTAATAGATTGACTCACTATTCTGCTGAATGGCTCACGTTTGAAAAAAACAACTTTGATGTCCCAGCCATTTTCTAAAAAATTTTTCCTTATCATAGCAAATCTTTCAGCACTGAGTTGCCAATAATTAGGTGTAAAATCACCCGTTATAGTTTTGGATTTTCGCGAGTTTTTCAAAAGATTATCAAAATATAGAAAATAAGATGATGGATTGTTATAGATTTTTAATAATTGTTTCAAAGGAGCATTTCTGATTGTGCTTCCTGTCAGTAACGCATCTTTGAGCATTGATTTATAACCAGAGAAATGGGGTATATCCAAAGTATCCCATACGTGCAGTTCTTTACTTGCAGGGTCACAAAAATTTTTATGTTTTTTAATTTGCTCATAGAACCAGGTTGTTCCAGATCTAGGCATTCCTATACATAGGATAAAAATTTTTTTGGAATTCATCTAGATTATTTTTCTAGTTTTTCTAATCTACGCTCTAGTTCGTCTATTTTCTTTGTGACATATGGATATTTCTTTCGCCAAGCATTATCGGGTTGTTGTAGCCAAGTCCATCCCCATCTATCAACGAGATAATCAACAAGCAAATCAAACTTTGCGTACAACCATAGTCCTAATCTAGTTGATTTAAAATACGTCGAAAAGGCAAGTCCAAACAATGAACCAAGTAGTGCTGTGTAAATCCACAATCTATCGGTAGCCAACCGTTCAATCATTTCCCACATCGTTTTCTCCTTCGTAGTATTCTTTGTATGATAAAATTATTTGATTTTGTTCGTATAGTTTACTTCTGATGTCTGCAAGGTTTGATGATAATTTTTTATATCCTTCATCCGTCACGGCAAACAAGGCATAGTCGCCACCCTCTGCCTTCACTTTTTCCATCACTTCGTCGACGTTGTCTTTTGTAACGACCAACCACTCAACATCTATTAAGCTAAGAGGTTTTGGATTTGGAAGATTCAAAGGCTCACGCTTTTTTTCTATCTTATACGCACTGATTTCTTTTACTCCTAGACTACAACTAGTCAGCAGTAACAGGCTCAGGCCAAAAGCTAGGACATTCCCTATTCGGTTTGCCATTCAATTCCTCCTCTGTTAGTGGTGATCCAGATGCGATTTCAACACAGCGTTGTGCATTCTTGCTGGCACCATTTATAATCTTTTCGACTAATCCAGGTTTGTTTTCTGCTAAATTGCCTATGTCGTGTTTGCCTAATCGTTTAGAAAGAGCATCTTTGTCTTTTTGCAACTTTGCTTTTTCTTCTTCGAGTTTAGTAAGTGTTGATCTAATTTTTTTGAAGTCTTGCTCTTGTTGTTCGATGACTGCTTTTTGATCATTGACAGCAGATTCTAGTTTTATTTGATTTGCTTTTAGTATTGCATTATCTTGTTGCAATTTTTTCACATACCACACACCACCACCTGCTGATGCAAGTAGCACAAGTATCATTGCAATCTTGATTGAACTGAACATATAGAACTTAGACTAGTTTGAGTGCAAGTTCTGTAGTTTCTTGAACTCTGCGAGTCCACCCTCTCCCAAATGTGCTGAATGTATCAAGTCTTTCATAGTAGGCCTGTCTGCCGCCTTGGTATCTTTTGATAGAATTTTCAACACCGTTTTTATCGACATATTCTTCCAACGCTTTGAGTGTCATAGGTCCAATACCGCCGTCTGGTGTTGTTCCGATCATCTTCTGCAAAAATTTTGCCGCTCTGCCTGTACCTGCGTTGACACCAAAATCAAACACACAAAGATCTAATCCGCTTGGTAGATGATCTCCTTTGACTCTGTCCCAATAACCTTTTTTATATATTGGTGCAACATCTTCTACAGTCAAGTCTTTCATATCTTTTGTTCCGCCAAATTCCTCGTACACTCTTTTTGTAACACCCAAGTTGGTTTCCCCGCCTGGATCTTTTGGATGATTTACATACCCGCCCTCATGGTGTAGTATAGTTTCTAAACACTTGTCGTAATTTTTTGATGCCATTAGATCTCCTCTGTTCTTAATAATAAGTTGTTGTTGTCTTTGTTTAGTTTAAAAAGATCGCCAACTTTGACAACGTGAAATCCACCACCTAGCCATCCATTTACATATGATGCCTGTGAACTAGATGCATCATCTATCTTGTATACTCCAGGAACATTTTGAAGATTGTAGCCTTCGATCACAAAATTATGACTGGTGTATTTTTTCTTCAGATACAAATTTTTTCCTTCACGTTTTATGTTTACGACATCGGATGATTCAAAAAACTTTTCTATATCTTCGTCAATAGTTTCATCGGTTAAAAAAGTGTATTCAGACGCAGAAGTAGGAATTTGTGCTTGAACATTTTCCATTGACAGTTTGTGTTCTACATCTGACTTATGGAACTTGAATCTCCATGGTAGCATTCCGGTAACATTTTCAACATCTCTAACGAGGTTCATTATATTCTCAGGAAGCATTTGATTGCGTTCTAGTTCGACAAAAACATTGTACACTCCTGATACATCTTTGGCCGGAGACATATCGGCATCGAGCACAAATTTGTATCCAGTTTCAATAAACTTCACTAGATCCTCTGCAACCGACTTATCCTTGCACTCAATTTTCATCACAGAAACATCTTCGTCTTTTCCTAGTTTTGCCTGATGGCTATCAATTTGAATACTAGGAAGTACATAGTTTTTCATTTCGTTTTTTAATATGCTTCTCATTGTTATACCTTTATGTGCTCTTTCCAATCTAAATTTCTTATGGATGATAACATTGCTAGATATTTATCAAGTTTCTGTTTCTGTTCATTATGCTCTATTTTACTCCAATTTGGTTTTAGCACATCTATACCGCTCTTTACAGACTTGCATTTTGCATCATTACTGATGTATTTTTCTATGCCATTTAGGAAAATGTCTTTTGATTCGTCACTCGCCAAGCAAGGGCGTAGGTGCCTAGGTTCCCAAACAACATTAAGATCCCATTCTTTGATATAATCATTGTTAGTTGCCCATTCGCAAATATCAGGCACATTGCTTACATTCATCACGTGCATAGTTGTTTTCACAGTGATCCAGGCATTGGGTAGTTTACTTGCTTTTATGATGTTGGAATTTATAGACTCCCATTTAGATGGCCATCTCACAAAATCATTAACTTTGTTTACTCCGTCAATGCTGACGTCGAACCAAACTGTTTTGAAAGCGGGTAATATCTCTAATAGAGAAGGAGCAATTTTGAATCCATTGGTGGTCATTTTGATAATGATGTCTGTGTTGTATTGTTTGAGAATAGTCAAAAACTTACGCAGGTAGTTATTGACAGTGGGTTCACCACCAGTAAATCTTACAAGACGTGCGGTACTGACAAATTTTGCAACTTCGTGCATCTTATCATCTCGCTCGAACCAAGGCACGAAATCTTGTTTTTTCATTTTCTTTGCCTCAAATCCATAACTGGTAATTGTGTCATAGTGTTTGTCCGATTCTGCTTCCAGCAAACTAGAACAAGAAGAATTACACATCACGCATCCAAGATTACATTTATTGCCAAATTTTATTTCTGCGTCTTGTATTTCAAAATCTGTGCCTTCTGTGTATTTGATATTTCCATAGTTTATCAAGGCATCTGGTGCTCTACTAGTTTTAAGTTCGTTGATACAATCACTGCATCCTCCTTTTGGAAATTTGCCATCCACCATTGAGTTTTGTATTGTTTTGAGAAAAGGAGATTTGAGATAATCTTTGATAGAACCTGTGTGGAAATTTGCTAATGGCACGTCTGGATACTTGGGTGCGAATTCTTCGTGCCTCCAAGAACAGCAAGGTCTGAAGTTTCCATTTTGGTCAATTGACACGTGTCTGAAAGGCCAGCGGCAAAGCATTATAATTCTGAAGCGTCTTGGGTTGATTGATCCACTGCTACTCCGCTGACTGTTTTCTCTGATTTGGTCTCATTGTTGAAATCTTCGATGACAGTCTTTGGTATACTGATTCTAACCAACCAAACAGGAATTTCGTCTATTTTTGCTTTCCTTGTGCCAGGACGATAATCATCATATGATTTGATTTTGCGTGGAACTAACTTGATATCTTTCTTGTATTCCACATTGGCACCTAGATTGCTTAGTCGCATACCACCTTCTGGATCAGGCATTTCATTTTGTTCCCACATAAAAGTTGCTGACGTTTCGTATTTTGACTGATTTGGTCCTTCAACTAATTCGCCTTTGGACCAATTGTGATATGCATAAATGTTGACATCATCCATAACTTTTTCCATACCGACAAGTTGATTTATAACATTGTCTGATGCATAGATTTGTTTGATGTTACGCAGGATGTCTAGTGTATCAATCATTGTACTATATTTAGCAACTCTTATTTTTACAACAAGTTTTTTATTATAATACAACATTTTTTACCATCAGATCAACCTAAATATTTTTGTATGCATTCGCATTACTATACACAATCGGAGAACATAATGAAACAAAAAACAGTATTATCTTTCGAAGACCTTCGTGACGATTATTCACGATATGCAGTTAAACCACGTTCACACAACCAACGCATATACTGGGAAATGCTCAAAGATGGGCGTAAATCCATCGTAATCGCCCATGGCCCTGCAGGTTGTGGCAAAACACTTCTAGCAACACAAAATGGCATAGATTTACTGAAGAATCAGCAGATTGATAAGATTGTTATAACTCGTCCGGTGGTAGGTGCGGATGAAGAAATAGGGTTTTTACCTGGTTCACTCCAACGTAAAATGGAACCGTGGACACGTCCATTAATAGATATTTTCCATAAAAACTATACGGTAAACAGGGTACAAAAAATGATCAGAGAAGAGCAGATCGAGATAGCACCGTTGGCTTTTATGCGTGGTAGAACATTTGAAAATGCATACATCATTGCAGATGAAATGCAAAACACGACCATCAATCAATTCAAAATGTTAATTACTAGGATCGGCGAAGGATCGAAAATTGTAATCACAGGCGATCTAGATCAGACTGACAGAGGAAAAGAAAATGGAATGGCCGACTTCCTTAAGAAACTTTCAAAAAGTGACTCTCAATATATTACCCAAGCAAGGCTATTTGGTGAGGACATAGTGAGGCACAAAGCAGTCACAGAGGCTTTAAAAATCTACGAGACGTCTTTGAGTTGATTTAAAACTTGATCTATGTGTGGTTTGTACGCTTTATAGAAGTATTCAAAACTTTGTTCGTATGTAAGTTTAGGATCTAATCTATTTGTAACTATTTTCTTTTCCTTGAGGTCTAAGATTATAGATGCTGAAGTGTCCTTGTTTCGTACTTTGAAATCAAACTCTATCTGTTCATCGTATCTTACATTGGCTGGATCTTTTTGCCAATTTGGTATCTGAGATACGCTAGGTTTTACAGGAACCATATAATAGTTACATATGAGATATCTAGCCGGACCGGGCATTTTTGATCCTTGATAGTTTTATCAGTGTGGCGGACAAATTAATTTCTGGTTCTGCTACAAATGAATGATCAACCAATCCTTGCTTGATCACAAGTGTTGCTTCATCCTGTTGATCTTCTGTGTCGCCAAATATTTCTATGTTGTCATACATCCATTTGAATATGTCTTCCATTTCCTCAGGACGTGCCTGTGAGCACAACAGTTTCCTTGCTTCTGTGATCTTGCCCTGTTTGAACAGTTCAACCATTTCGATCCTATAGTCCTGTTCACCTGTGTCCGCTGTGTTTGGCTCTTGCAGTTTGCCTTCAGCTGAATTCATTTGCAGTGTGTTGATGCATTTCCTTAGGTCTGGATATGTGGCCTTGACATATGTGTCCAGTGTGTCCAACTCAAACTCGATGCCTTCGCCCACAAGTATCTCTGCCGCACGAGCAGTGAACTCTGTCTTGTCTATTTTTTCAATGTGGAAGCCTTGGCATCTTGAGTGCAGTGCAGGAATCACCCTGTTGGGATAGTTGCAAGTGAGTATAAATCTTGCTGATTGATGATACATCTCCATCACACCACGCAGTGCCGCTTGACCGTTGGGTGAAATGTAATCTGCCTCATCGAGTAGCACCACTTTGAAATCTCCAAATGGCATTGTTTGTACAAAGTTTGTGATCTTGTCACGAATGACATCAACTGAGTTTTCTCTTGACGCATTTATCTCAAGTATATCTGTGCCTTCTACTTCCAACAAGTTAAGCAGTATTTTTGCCAGTGTAGTCTTGCCAACTCCTGGAGCACCTGAAAACAACAAGTGTGGAATAGATTTCGCAGACACCCATTGCTCGACTTGTTTCTTCTGTGCTTCATCACGAAACACATATCCGTCAAGTGTGTTAGGACGATATTGCTCAACCCAAAGTTTATTCATATTTTTAGTATAGCAAATTTATTTGATTATGTCTACTGAAGATTCAGTCTCAATAACAACTCGAGCACCACAAGAAAGCAGAGGTTTATCATTACCGCCATAAACCACACGTGAAGGTCCAAGGATTTCAACTTCATGACAATACGTGTTGGTAGTGCCTTTCTTGACAGTAAGGACTGGTTCGTCAGTGCCATTTTTTTTATTTGCTCGAATTTTGTGTTGGTTGACATGGATGTAAGTTTTTTTTGGTTTGGTCATTATGTTTGATAGGGTGCAGTGACAGTGTTTGCTTCAGGTTCATCATCACTGGTTAAAAGAATGTCGCTCTCGTCCACCATTCTCACATCTAACTCTTCACCATCGTTTTCTAAAATTATCTTTCGTGTCCATCTTCCATGGGCGATCAAAACCCATTCTCCCACTTTGACATCGTTTTGATCCTTGCCAGTGGCATACACTTTTGCCCAACGTGGATGGGTGCCGTGTGCCTTCCCGTCATCGTCTAGTAGCACAATGCCTCCTTTGGTTGTTACATCGCCAAAGTGCATATGCGAAACTAGTACCCTTTTTTTTAACGGCTTTATTGTTCCTTGAACTCTATGCATTTTTTAATCTCCTTATCGCCTGACTTATGTTAGGATACAAGAATTTAGACATATTGTCAATATTTTTGAGATTGGTGTTATCATACAGTATTCTCGTCACCAACTTCACTCTATATGGTTTTTCTTTATTATTTTTCGTCACGTTTTTTTACTATTTTTCCGCCTTTGCCTAAGGAATCACCTCTGGCGTTTGTTTTGGTGTTGCCGACAGCGATTGATTTTTCGTTCTTTGTTCTTAGTGCATCGAAATCAATAGCTCTGCCTTGCATAGTATAGTGTACTTTTTTTGGGTTTTCTTTTCTTGGCATTTTTATCTCCTATCGTAAAAATTCTTTATAATGTAAATTGTATTTAATGGGGTCGATGTAGTGGACTCCTAAAAGATACAACACCAAACTGGAAACTGATGAACCTCTACCTACACCATTGACACAGTCATTTTCTTTGCACACATCCATAAAGTAGTGCAAAAATTTCCACAGTTTTTCTGGTCCATTTGGGAACAGTCTATTCCATTGCTCTATCTCTCCAGCCAAGTAATTTGTGTAGGATGTATTCATTATATCCAATTCCTGCATTCTTTCCACAAGATATTTGTGTATGTCTATGTTTCGGTAATGATCAGGCATCGTCCAGTTTTCATTTTTTGTTTTGTGATAATCATACACATCTGCATTTGGCAATACTGGTATTTCTAACTCATCTAATCCAAACAACTTAGAGTTTTCGTTGTATAGTTGGATTTCTTTATCATCTAGAGAATATCTGCAGAGATCAATATTTTGATAAAGACTGTCGATCACCTCTCTTGTATCAAATGCCACTTGGCCATATTCATTCGTTATCATTTAGTACCGCCGTTGATCACTGTAAATTTCTTATCATCTTTAATTGTAAAACCTAATTCGTCCCAAGTCAACTGATTTTTTCCAAAACTGGTAAAGATGGCTTCTGGATCTGTCCACCAACAATATACGTCATTGTTTGATTGGATCAACTCCCATTCCGGAGCATTAGAATTGATTATGAATCTTAAGTTCTCTCCTTGCCAAGACTCGATTTCAACTTGGTTGATCTTAAAATAATCGCCACCTATGGCTTCTAATTTGGAAAAGATTGTGACACCTACAATTTGATCAACTGGTTTATTTGCAAAGTCAATAACTTTATCGTTGTATTCTGAAAATGTTTCATAATCTTTTTGGTTGTTAGCGATAAACATTGAATTTTGTAGTACACGTGATAGGACATACTTAAATTTTTCGAACACAAGATTTTGCGTTGATGCATCGTTGGTTTTAGGAGTGAAGGTAATTTTTATGTCTGTATCGTTTGGATACATTTTTTTGCCCACCAAGACTATGTTGGTAAACTTGGTACGCCATTGCATTCCGTCGTCAATCGACATTTATCAAATCGTTGAATTGATCGCCTTGATCGGAATCTCTCTTTTTCCTATCAGCGATCATCTTTCTTCTTTCTTTCTCTAGCATCAAAGTGTTATTAATTGCCAGGAGTTGTTGATACAAATCATCATTCCGCATCCTAACGGATTGATTTATCTTTATTGTACATTCTTTTATCTTTGATTCCAACTCAGCATCAGATATCCCTTTAGGGTCGTAAGTTGGATGGAACATTATTAACTAGATGCGTCGTACTCTTGTGGATTGCTCATATAAATGTTTGAGCCGCCATCTGCACTGAAACATTCAAAAACAAACACTGATTTCCTTGCAGGAAATGAAAACGCTGTGCTGTCATCACCGGAAATGTCCATTGGTAATGTTACACCAGTCAATGTGATTGTATCTGAACCTGTGCCTTTTGTAAGGATGAATTTCACTGTTGCATATGTATTAGTTGTACCATCATCTTCTTTTGGCCAATTTGTAAATGAAATAGTTGTGGCACCACTTGTTGTAAGGGTAACAACATTGCCATCATTTAGATCAATGCTCTGTGCACCACTGACTGTTCCTAAAGCATTAACTCTTTGGTGCCAATCTCTGAGGTTGATCTGTGTTACATCGTGACCATTAAAACTTGTTGAGGCATTAGTGGCCGCTCTGTTTGCCTGTAAACTTGTGATTTCTGTGTTTGCAGTATCAAACTGTGTTTTGATTTGAGAGAAGTTATCTCTAAAACCCTGTGAGTCGTTGTCTTGTCCAGCTACTGGAAATGTAGCGTCTATTGATGATGTTGTAATTGAACTTGCCATATGTTTCTTATCCTACTTGTATTTATATTGGAGTCCTGATTAATTCACGCTGTTTTGAAGTATGAATTATATTATCCATGATATCATTTCTAACCAGCAATAATTGTGTATCTTCAGGCTGTTTATTATCGAAGGTAATAGTTTGGTTGTTAAATCTTGTGCCTTTGTTATCAAAAGTTGTGGTTGCAGAGTCAAAAGACACAAACTCCTTCATTCCAAAAGTTGTTTTTTTACGCTTGAAAAGTATGTTTTTTCCGTCAGCAGGGGCGTTGTTAAATGTTAGGACAGTGTTTGTTGCATTCCATTTCAGATCAGCGGTGTAAACCGTGCCATCAGCAGTATATGACGTTCTATCAGCTCTGATGTCTATATACAGTTCTGATGTTGGTGTTTCTGTGATACTATACTGAGATGCATCCAATCCTACGCCGTCAATAGTAACCAGCACTGATTTAGAGTTGGTAACCCGTTGAGTTAACACAAAATCTTTGGTTGATCCGTCTCCGGTAGCAGTCTGTGATATCCTGTTTTCATCTATGGTAGTTCCATTGTGTTTGGTCACATAAAATCTATCAATGACCACAGGAACTTTTTTTAAATCAAATGTGGTCTCGTTTTTAATTTTAAACAGTACCTTGTCGGCCTCTCCTGGTTTTACATACTTCAGTGGCAAAACTAATCTGAACCCAGGGGCAATGTTATCACCTTGTGGAGATTTCATCCAATGCGGCAAATATTCGTATGATTGAACTGTTAGACCGTTTGTCAGATCTTCTCGCATATTGTTGATGCTGTTGACATAGACCTGTTCTATAGTGCCACTTGCCCTTATAGGTGAACTCGCAAGAATCTTAGTGGATGAAGCGTAGTAAGTGAAACTGATGTTGTTTAAATTTTGTGTCCTAAAAATTATTTCATTAGGTGATTTTGCATAGGGATCTATGAGTTCTGCATACACAATTTCGTAAATGGTATTACCTTTTGGATCTTTTGCTTTTGCAGATTTTATTTCTCCTAGTTGTAGAGTTGCATTGTAAAAATTCTCATTCATATAACTGTAAATGGTTGTTAGATCTGGAGAAGTGATGCCTGGCAGTATCAACACCGCTAGGTCGTCAGTTCTAAAATTCAACGCACCTTTTCGATATATAGATTCATCTGGAAATAGATCCGGATCTGCGATAAAATCCTTGATGCTGACTCTGGTTGCTTTTGTTGGTCTGAGTTTGGCATATAGATTAGCAATTTCGCCTTTGGTTGTTTGAGTTTCTGTTATAGAAAATTCTTGCTGATCTTTGACAACACCGTTCTTGTTTTTTGCCTCAACAGTGAAATGAAATTTTCTATCGATGGTTGTTGTACCTGCGTCAACGGTTGTCACACCCTCATCAAGGTCAAAAATCATTGGATCGGTTCTTCCGTAAATTTCTCCTGATGGATCCACTGATAATCCCTGAGGCAACCGTCCTTTGACCAGTCTATACTCCAAAGATTTGCCAGTTGATGATACCGCCGACACTTTGAATAGGCTGTCCTTGTTCGTTGAAATAGAACCAAGATGAATAGTTGCCATTATATTTCCATCTCCCTTACATCAGTGGTCCAGGATATGTCGTTGTAACTTTCTCCCAACACAGTGATGCTGTAATTCCTGCTGTATGCACTGTCTATGAATAGACTTGACGATTTAGTTGCTGTCACTGTAAAAGTATATGCAGTTTCAACTGCTTGGCTGTAAGCAATGGTACCGTAGATCTCACCTGTCGTTGAATTGATGGACATTCCTGGTGGCAATGATCCACTAGTGATTGCGTATGACACAGTGGTATCACCGGAATATTCTAAATAATCACCTGGATCTATGGCATCAATGTGTATGATCTGATAGTTTTGATGTCTGTATTGGCCTAACGATCCTGCAGGTTGTACAAAATACAGTGCTCTGACTTCATCCGAATCGGCAAACACAGTATCTGAATCTGCTGTTACATCAGTGGTGTCACCGCGTGGTAAAGATGCCAGTGCTTCAACAAATATTTTAAACTTCCTATCTGCGTGGCTGATACCATCTGAAACTCTCACTGTGAATTCATAAAATTTATCTATGGCACCACTTCTAGTTGCTTGGTCATAAACCACAGTGTCGTATGGTTGTCCGTCGTGGCCGATTTGAGACGAATCAAAATCTTGTTGTTGTACTGGCAAGGTCACGCCTGAAATAAATCCAGTGTTCTCATCTATGGTCATGGCCGGAGGAAGTATGCCGTCTATGATTTTATAAGATTTTATATCTGAATCAGAATCAGAAGCAAGTAACTGATAAGAAAAATAATCACCATCCCTGGCTGTGCCTATCTGTCCTTCTGCTGTCGTCCAGGTAGGAGCATCCGAACCTTCAACTATAATTTTAAATGTTCTATCAGCAACATCGGATGTATCTGAGGCCCTGACCACAAATTGATACTCAGTCCTTTTTGCCACTTCTAAAGGAAATCCGCTGATCACTCCACCTGTAGATAGAATCAAACCTTTGGGCAATGATCCAGCTATCACACTGAACGAAAGAGAATCGCCGTCACCGTCGGAAGCACTCAGACTTCTGGTGTATGCAACACGTTCGTCCACTGTGTCTAAAAGACCAGCCGATGTGTGCCATTTTGGTGTTGCCATTCTTACTCCTTACAGCATTTGCAAGAGCAATCTGGACAATCTCTGCATTCTGCACAACTGCTTCCGCAGTGATGCTCGCATCCACAATCGCATTTACATTCTATCATACTAATATTTATTTGAGTTAGTGGGCGCCTAAACGCCCACTAAAGTTGGATTACACTGCGTCAATAGTAACGTGACTTGCTAGAACGCCATCGTCACCGCTTTCTGAAGCATTTAATTCGTAACCAGTACCAGATGTAATTACATTATTGATTGGTGCTGATCCTGTGTTGCCTGAAACATCAACATAGTGTACAGTTCTTTTGTAGAACCTTGTGATGAACACCACTGTTGAATCATCCAAAACACCTCTAACACAGAAAGTGCCATTTTCGTCTAAATCAGAAGGTGCTGTAAGAGCTGTTCCTGAAGAGTCATAACCTTTCAATGTGTACACTGCTTCTGTCGAATCTTCTAAGTGGATCTTGAATCTGTTTGATCCTCTTTGATTAACAATATAAGCAATTGTTGATGAAGTGGTTGAACCACCTGTTCTATAGCCTGATACAGCTATTTTACTCTGTGTTCCAATTCCACCGGCTGGATAGTTGCTACCTACGAAGTAGGATTTTGATATAGGTCTTCCCATTTTTTTCTCCTTTTGTTTTGTCCAACGTGGGTTCTAGCCACTACGCGGAGGATAATACCGCATAAGCCTTGCCAAGCAAGTTCTATTAGACAGTGTATTTATTGGTTTTTACTAGTGAATTTCTGTCAGTTTATATCTCTGTCTGATGCCTTGGTTACCACACATTTCAAAACAAATTGGATTATGGTATTTGGCATCTAATTGCCAAGATTTTTGTAGTAGTTCTACGAAATATTGATGCTGTAGAATATTTGATAAACTGTTTTTGTTAAGATCGTTCCATTCTATTCCAAAATCTCTTTCGAATTCTGCAAAGATATCTAGTTTATCAATTGGTCTGCCAAATCCGTATTGATTTGCAAACCAACAGCACGGCCATAATTTTTTGTTCCAACTCACAAAAATTTCCTTCTGATGTAAAATCACACAATTAATTTCTTTGTAGTCTTCCTTGGATTCTTTGATTAAATTATTCCGTTTTTGTTTGAGTGCTTTTGGTTCAAATTTTGGATTGTAGGAAGGTTGGATCATATGAGTTGATAATACCATTTTTCCGTCGACCTTTTTGTATTCATAGGCAGGATATGGATCCGGGTTACGCATATTTTGTCTAACAACAAACGGAATATTGAGAGAGTCTGCCAGTAGGCTTGCTCTATCTATGTCTTTCTCATTGTGCTTGAACACAAGGTACTGCCATTCACACTTGCCACCTTGTGTGGCATATGCAGTCATATTCTCTATCACTTTTTTCCACTGCACATTGATTCTGTACAGATGATTGGTCTCCTCCAATCCGTCCACGCTGAAAAACAGTTTCAACATTTCTGTCTGCGTAGATAACTCCGCCAATCTAGTAAAAGTGTCTGCCGTGTTGCAACCGGTGTTTGTATAAATCTCTACATATCCTCCGTTGTCTATGAGGAACTTGACAACAGCATATATGTTTGAGTGCATCATTGGTTCATCTACGGTACCACCCAATGTAAATGTCTTTCCTGCAATACTACTTTTTGGAAAAACACTTTTTATGTCCTCTATGGACCACTCTGTCAAATTGCCTGCGATGTTGGGATGAGTTTTGCCCTTAGAAGTCCTTGCACAACCTGGACATCTTGCATTGCATTTGTTTGTGATTTCTAAATGAACACATTTGACATCATCTATGTTCATAACAGATACTCCAATTCTGGATACACTGCAAAAAATTTAGTTGTCCTTGTTGCGTCAAAATATTGTATCATATGTTTGAAGTAGGTTCTATCTCTTGGACTTAATTTTCGTTGAGGTTCGCTGTTTACCCAATTGAGCCATCCTGCATCATCCAGCAAATTATTATCAATCAAACTGTTGACATCATCTTGTATTTGAGAAACTATCTCATTCCTATATTGTAGGTCTGTGTTTGCGAAATGCAGTGGTGTTGGAGTGTCCAAAAATGTGGGATTGATCTTGATAGAGTTTTTTTTAACGAATTCGATGAATAGTGGTAAACCTTTCAGATTAAGCATCTGAATTGTTGGCTCTAGGTTAACCGTGATGTTACTGTGTTTCTTAGAAATGGATTTTAGATTAATGATCTTTTTTTCTAATACCGGCCAATTGCTTGGGTACCTAACATATTCTAATATATCTCCGGTTGCATCTAAGCTGATACCGAGAAAAACTTTTTTAAATTTTGTAAGGTATTTTTCGATCCAAGATTCTTTGATCACTGTGCCATTGGTGGTCACTGTGAGTGCTATGTGAGAACTCTTGCCAAGATCAACTATTTCTTCGATCAAACTTTGGAAACCTTTCATCACAAAAGGTTCACCGCCCACTGCACAAATTTCTTTTGTGTGATCTATATTATCAATTATGAAATGAGAAAAATCGTCACTGTAATTGCTTTCGCTGGTAAGGTACTGTTCAACATTCCACTCGTGTGTGTATGAATTATCTTTGTCTTTTTTATTATACAATGACATATTTTTAGCAATCTGATTGCTGAGTTGTGGTCTACACATCACACACTGCAAGTTACATTCATTGCTCATCCTTAAACTAAAGATTGGTGGGGAAGGCACAACGGTGGTAGGATTATGGTAATAGAAATCTGTTAGTTCTTTTGACCTTGCATTTTCATACTGCCTTTGGGATGGAATGCCCTGACGTTCATTTTCTATGCAAATCCTACACACGTCTTCAGGGACCTTCCTATCGTTAAATGATTTCCTTATCTGTTGGAAGGTTTCGCCGTTCCATACGTTTTGTATTTCGTTATCAACTATGCTGATATCTTTGGATAAAGGTTGCTGAGCATAACAACAGGCACGCATCTGACCTTGTGTAGATACAAACATTTTTACAAAGGGATGGACGCAAAAATTTTCGTATGGATCTTTATCTTTCATTATAGTAGTATTTATTGAAAGTTAAAGGGTAGTGTATTGATAAGATTGCCTTGCACCCTTATCGCCACACTTTTTAAAACAATCAGAACTGTAAAATTTGGATCCTCTCTGCCAAGATTTTTGAAGTAGTATGGCATAATATTCGTGTGCCATTATTTCTTCCAGTGTGTGTAAATGCAGGCTGTTCCACCCATCGCCATATTCTATGTCAACTTCTTTGAGATGATGATCAGCGTCGAAAAAATAATCACTGGCGAACCAGCAACAAGGAAACACTCGGCCACTCCAATCAACAAATATTTCTTTTTCGTGGAACATCTTGCAACGTATAGATTTTGCTTTGTCTTGTTCGCTTATCTCAAAGTTTTCTTTCCAATTGGCCACCTTGTCTGTGTCTGGATGCTCGAGAGATTTGTTTTTGGTCGGATTCACAGTGAATGTTTCTTCAACTATTTTGCCATCAATTTTTTTCTTTGCCACAGCGGTCCAGGGAGCAATGTTTCTCACATTTTGTCTCAGTACAAACGGAACGCCAAGAGAATCTGCTATATTTTTTGCGTCGTCTATGTCTTTCTCATTGTGTTCGAACACGAGATATTGCCATTCGCACTTGCCTCCTTGGGTTGCGTAGGCAGTCATGTTTTCAATCACTTTATGCCAATCTACGTTGACCCTGTACAGATGATTTGTGTCCTCAAGCCCATCAACAGAAAATTTGACATCCAATCTGCCTGTTTGCTTTGACCATTTACCAAATGTTTCAAACACTTCTTTGGTATTTGCTCCTGTGTTGGTGAATATTTCTATGTAGCCGTTGCACTTAAGAATATAGTCCACGATGTCTACTATGTGTGTGTTCATAAAAGGTTCGTCTACTACTCCACCAAATGTAAAAAGTTTATTGTCTATGAATTTGGGATCGAAAAATTTTTGGAAGTCGTTCAGACTCCATTGCATCATATGAGGTTTTAACAGTGGATGGGTATCTCCATCGAGGGTCCTTGCACATCCAGGACACCTAGAATTACACTTGTTGGTAATCTCGAGATGTATGTTCTGTAACAGTGTTGGATGAAGCATTTTCAATAATTATACCTAAATTTCACTTGATTGTCAATTGCTGATAGTGTAGAATAATTATTGATATGGATAATTCTTTTAATTTCGAGCATCATTTATCAAGAGTAAAAGCAACCAGGAAAGCACAGCGTAACTGGGATCATTCCAAACAGTTACCAGACGAAACAGTCCAAAGACTCATCGACGTGGCCGTAAATGCTCCGGCAAAACAGGATGAGGCATTCTTTGATCTATATGTGCTTACCAATAGAGATACCATCAGAGAAATGTATCTAAATCATTCATGGGGGTTTAATCAAGACAACAACATCAATTACCGTAATCCCCAAATTGATGCTCACGCTGTATTTGTTTTTGCTAGGGCAGTGCCACAAACTAATAGAAATGATTGGATCGACGGCAGTCAAAAAGTCACCCAACCATTTAGCCGTTCCTGGGTGAACACCCTGGAAGCCATAGGCATAGCATCAGGATATGTAACACTTACAGCATCGTTGATGGGATTGACCATTGGGTACTGCAAGAACTTTTTCTTCCAACCTCAATCTCAGGACAGATGGTGTGAAGTTTTAGGACACAAGGAACCTTGCCATCCGGATGCGGATCCAAACTCATACACATATGGCCAAAGTGATCCTCCTTGGCAAGATCCAGTATCAGGTGGAAACTCCACTATTTTGCATATGATAGGTGTTGGTTATCCCGACGAAAGTTTAAAATGGTATCAAAGCAGAGACACCCAATATATGACCAGTGATCCCAATGATAAAATTTTTGGAGAAGTTGATTCACTGTCTATGCCCGGCATAGTAAAAGAAATAGACAAGGATGTGATCGAATTTTCAACTTACAGTCACGATCCTGCTACAAACAAATCTATAGATAGACCACACAATGTGAAGTGGATCAAATAGATTAACTTGTAAACAAGTCTAAGTTCCAAGCACCGTCGTTGAATATGGCAGTAGCCATCAGTCTAGCAACCTTCGTTGAATCACTTCCAAAGATAGGAGCATTGAACGGAAGCCATTCATAGTTTTCTATGATTTCACCGGTAGTATCTCTGACCTTGGCCACAGTTACTTTAGTTTCATTGACAGGATTATTTGTAGAGTCTGCTGAACTTCCGTGGCCTACTGTGAAATAGATCAACAATCCGTTGGCCGCAACCGGAGCTGACAATGTGTAACCTTGCTCACCTGCCTTTAGGTAATGGATGGCAGTTGAAAGATCAAGGTCCACGGTAGAGTTATCTGTGAGATCATCAACACCATAAGTGATGGAACCGTTTATCACAGCAAATCCATCAACAGTAAGACTGTTTTCAATTTTGATCTGCGGTAAGAAAGTCATTTCAGATGAGTCATTGGATTCAATCCTTGCACAGGTAAGTGTGCCATTGACATCAAGTCCATCATTTATCGTTAGTGCTGTAGAGTCAGGTGAACTAATGTTGTTGACCGACAGCGATCCTCCCGCAACAGCCAATGATCCACTGATGTTTACATCTTCTTGTATCTGTATGGCTGATGAATCTTCCGAACTGATGATGTTCACATCGATTGTGTCCACGCTCAGTGCACCGGATATATTAACAGCATCGTTGATTTGCACAGCAGTCGAATCACCGGAAGATATAGAATTTACTTGTAGTGTATCGCCTTCGATGTTTGCAACAATGGTTGATGTAGAGTTGAGTGACACAGCCGATGAGTCAGATGATCCAGCTAGTCCAGCCTTCCATTTGTCATCACCTTCATCCCAATAAAAGAATGCGGCATCTGTGCCTGATCCTCTGTTGACAAATATACCAGCGTCAACATCAGCACCAGAAGAGTTTCTGTTGAGTTCTAATAGATTGTCCTCTATCTGTAAAGAGGTTGTGTCGATTTGTGTTGCTGAGCCTTTAAATTCTATTGGGCCATTGATAAACACTGTGCCTGTGCCGTTTGGGTCAATCGTGATGTTGCCGTTTGTTGTTCTGTTTGTGATTGTGGAACCCTGAAAATATAGATCAGACAGTGACGAAGCACTTGGTCCACCTAGTGTGTCGTAGATTTCATTGAAATTGTCGTTGATTTTATCGAACGCCGTTCTTAGCGGATCACCTGTGCCGTCATTGGCCGCTGATCCTATGTTAATTGCTTGTTTTGACATATGTTAAAACTCCTCTGGTAAGTGTATTTAATAAATATTTTTATAAACCTAAAGTAAATGTTCATCAAAGAAACCACAGAAATACACCTACATCAGCGTGAATCCAAACTGGGCAATGTCCACAACTTCAAACGACGTCGAACAGTCTACCATTTTCGCTGTGATTCTTGTGACAAAGAATTCCTCAGAGACAAAGCCAAAGTTTCACCCAAGCGAGCAACCAATGATTATCATCATGTGTGTGCTTCGTGTGATGTCCACAGATATGCTCAACAAGTGGGTGTTGAAATGAGAAAAGTTTGGCAGTTGGATGCCAGTTCTACTGAAGTGAAACTTTAACCTTGAGATATTTTTAGTGTGCCTGAATCGTTCCACAGTTGGCCCGCGTTGTTTGGATTTACTGTTGGCAGATTAGACAGCATAACCACAGCACCATTGACTGTGAGTCCATCTTCCACAGTGACCTGAGCAGAATCATCTGACTTGATTGTGTTTACCACTAGATCAGCATCAATCACTACATCGCCTGTGCCGTTGGGTGATATGTTGATGTCTGTGTTGGTGAATGTGGATGATATCACGTTACCTGAAATATCAATGGACTTGCCTGTGGAATCTTGCCCAATTAGATCGTATAATTCATCGAAGTTATTGTTTACTTTCTGCATTGCAGAACGCAGTGTATCGCCTGTACCTGTGTTTACAGCGGTTCCTATGTTAATTCGTTGCTTTGGCATACTGTTATTTATTGCAGTTTACTTAACAGAGAATGATGTACCACAACCACACTGGGAACCAGCGTTTGGATTGTTGTAGGTAAAATAAGATCCGAAGACCTCTTTTTTGTAGTCAACTTGAGTGCCTAAGAGATAGAATTCGCACACGGGATCGATCAAGATTTTGACATCGCCGTACTCTAGTACTTGATCCTTGTCGGTCTTTTCTGCTTCGACATCCATCTTGTATTCGAATCCAGCACATCCGCCTCCTTTGACTCCGAATCGTATGTAAGGTTTGTTGTGTTCCTTCATTACTTCACGCATCTTATCAACGGCTGTTTCTGTAAAAGTGAGCATATGTGTATTTACTATATTCCTAAAATCAGTCTTGCTTCCTCTGACATCTTGTCTGGCCCAAAAGGAGGGTCGAATGTGGTGATAACCTCACAATTGTCTATACCTTCTATGGTTTCTGCCGCCCCTTTGATATCTGAAATAATCTGATCGGCCATGGGGCAAAATGCTGAGGTCAGAGTGTGTGTAACTTTTGCTTTTGGCAGTTCATTCAAATCAATGTCATAGATCAATCCAAGGTCGTACACATTAATCGATATCTCAGGATCATATACATTCCTAAGGTTCGTTATTAATTGTTCTCTAATTTCGTGGCTCATAATATTTTAACCTGTTTTATTTCGGGCACGGCTGAGTGCAGTTTATTATACATTGCTCCCAATGTGGCTTCATTGTTGGGGCATCCCCAACAGGAACCGTGCATTTCTAGTTCGACCACACCATTTTCGAACTTGATGAATTTGATATCTCCCCCATCTAATTGTATGGATGGACGGATATCTTCTTTGATAATTTTCCTTACAGCACAACAAATTTCATCGGTGCAGTAGCGGTCTGTCTCACCTTGTTCTATGTATACAGTATGGTTTTCCATCACTTCTTTGATCCTTGGTGATATTTCCGTCCAAGGCCATTGTGAAAACTTGGTTACTGTCAGTTCATCATTCTGAAGCAGAGCAAATCTAACTCCAGCAATTCGGAAAATATTTTTGATGAACTCGTTGCCTTGCAAGGCGAGATCTATGTCATACCAAACAGAACCTTGTCCTACCACAGTTCTTCCAAACTTGTATTTGAGAGCCTCTGGATTGGGTGTTGGTTCTGTTTGTATGAACATTACAATTCTAGCAACTTAGACTCAATGAACTTGTAGTTGACGAGATGATCGATCCAATTTTCTAGATATTTTTTCCTGTCGTTCTTGAAATCTAAGTAATATGAATGTTCCCAAATGTCACAGGACAATAGAACTTCGACTTCATCACCTATGGGATTATCTGCATTAGATGTTGTCTTCCATCTAAGTTGATCATCTTCAAACACAAGGAATATCCATCCTGACCCAAATCTCTTCATACCTGCATCGACAAATTGTGATTTGAATCCTTCCATAGAACCAAAGTCTTTTTCAATCCTATTTTGCAGTTCCTCGCTAGGATCTTCATATTTGGGTGTCATTGACTGCCAAAAAATGATGTGATTGTAATTTTGTCCAGCATTGTTGAATATGCCGTCATTGTCATCACGCGACTGTGTTATGATTTCCTTTAGGCTTTTGCTTTCATATTCGGTGCCTGATATCAAATCATTTAGTTTGTCTATGTATGTTTGATGATGTTTTCCGTGATGGGTCCTCAGTGTTTCTCTCCCCATATATGGTTCCAATGCACTTTCTGAATAAGGCAACTCCATCAGTGTGAATTTTTTACCCGCAACATTAATATCGTCTGCTACTTGGTCTACTTTCATATTATTTCTTTCTTGGTCTACCGCGACCTTTTTTCTTTACTATTTTTTTAGTCGAACTTTTTTTTGTGGTTGACTTTTTTGTTTTTTCTTTTGGTGAAGAAACCGTTGTGGCTTTTGCCGTAGAGGCTGTAGATGCCGTTGGTTCCGTGTGTCCACCAAATAACCATTTTAATATTTTCATTTGTATGGTACTCCTTTTATTTTATTATATGTATTTTGTGACAGTTTGTCAATCAATAGACTGGATCACCTATGGTAATCCATCCATATTCTGTTGCGAGCAATGAAGATGCAAGGTTTTTCGCTTTAGATTCGCATTGAATATCAAAGTGCTCTGAAAACGGTTTCACCCAAGCATTGGTTGGTTTGTGCCAATAAAAATCTGAATGTGCTCTGATTGTGGATTTGTTTTCACCATTTTCCAGCAAGTAGTCTCTGTCGAACATCACATCTTGGCTGATTTTTCCTTGCAATATTTCACGTGGTTGTGAATAATGCATCACAGGTCTTACACCCCTCCAACTATCTATCACTCTCTTGATTCTATCATCGGTATGAGTTATCCATTCGCCTGTGTTTACCCAATGGTGATGAATGTCGAACACTAATGCAAGATGTTTTTCTAATTTAAGAATGTCTTGTAATCCCCATTTCATTTCCTCGTTCTCGATTGTAATGGTGTTTCTTGCTTCTGGCGAAAGTCTTGGCAACACATCAATGATTCCTTGTGGACCACGAGCACCGGATATGTGTACATTAATTTTAAAATCCTGGAATGTTTTGCCATATCCCATCCAACGTGCCATATTGACGTGGTATTCAAATTCTTCTATGCTTCTATCGATTATATCGTCGGACGCCGATGCTAACACAGTAAACTGTCCTGGATGGAACGATACCCTTACTCCAAGTCGTCTGGCTGTGTCGCCAACTTCCGCAAAATGTTTCTCGCAGTAGGCAACAACATCTGGTTTGCTCCAGAAATATTTCCAGGTTGCTTCAGTGGCCACTGGCAGTATTGGGGAACTTAATCTGCACATTCTCAATGGTTCGGGTAATGCACCTGTCCATTTAATGAGTTCGTGGATTGAAGAGATGTTGTGTCGCATCAAGTCCCACAGTCTTTCTTCTGCTTCTGACTTGTGTTCATTGAGCCAACGCACCGTGGTCGCTCTGCAATTAAGGGGTTGCTCTGCTTCTTTGAGCAGTTTGGGTTTCAGTGTTCTATCAGGATGAACATATTTGCAACAAAAGCCTAACCTCATACTTTATTATAACTTGTGTTATGCTTTTGTCAACACAGTGATGCCATACTTTTCTGTCCATTCTGCGGCATCTTTTTCATCATTGACCATTGGTTTTCCTTTGATGTTCAATGAAGTGTTCAGCAACATAGGACAGCCTGTCTTTGCATACCAATTCTCTAATAAATTTCTAAATCCAGGTGATCCGTCGTTCTTGCCCACTGTTTGAACTCTAGAAGTGTTGTCCACGTGTACGATAGCAGGAAATTCCTCTGGTTTCAAACATCTAGCAGTGTATTGCATATATGGACTTTTATCTCCCATCAAAGATGTGTCAAAATATTCTGACACGTGTTCTTCTAGAATAGCAGGAGCAAATGGTCTAAACTCTTGTCTTTTCTTAATTGCATTAACTTTGTCTTTGATATCTGGTCCTCTAGGATCAGCAAGTAGGCTTCTATGTCCTAGTGCTCTAGGGCCAAACTCAGCACGACCGTTGGCGACACCAACAATTTGGTTTTTTTCTAAATGTTTGATCACATCAAACACAGGATAGTCACCTTCTATGTCATAACCTAGGTATGGTCCGGGCCAATCAATGCGTCCTATCTCGTCTAACACACATCCAACAGATGATCCTGCATCTCCAGGATTTGGGATAATCCATACATTGTTGTAATATTTTTTTGCTAGTGGATTCGCTACACAGTTTAATGCACATCCTCCTACCAACACAAGATTTTTTGACGGCAGTATGTCTTTGGCGTGGTTGATTATCCTTTCGAAATTTTCTTCATATAGTGCTTGAGTAGAAGCCG